CGCAAGCTGCGCGGCTGGTATCGCGTCGATCGCGACGCCTCCTCGAAGTGGCGGCAGGATGCGCGCGAGGACTACGATTTCGTCGCCGGCCGCCAGTGGTCGCCGGAGGATGAGGCCCTGCTGCGCTAGCAGAAGCGCCCGCCCGTGACGTTCAACCGCCTCCTGCCCGTCATCAAGGCTGTGGCTGGCTCCGAGGTGAATGCCCGCCAGGACATCCAGTTCTTGCCCCGCGAGGTCGGTGACGCCGCGGTGAACGAGCTCCTCACCGAGGCCAGCCGCTACCTCGCGAACGAGGCGGAGGCCGAGGACGAGGAATCGGACGCCTTCGTCGACTGCGCGATCGTCGGCATGGGCTGGATCGAGATGCGGCTCGACTATGAGGTCGACCCGAACGGCGCCTACGTCGAGGACCGCGTCGACCCGCTGGAGATGATCGCGGATTCGGCGGCTCGGAAGCGCAATCTGCAGGATGCCCGCCGCCTGTTCCGGGCGAAGACCATGGATCTGTCGGAGGCCGAGGGCCTGTTCCCCGATGCCGATCCGTCCGACCTGGACGCGGCCTGGGCCGAGGACCGCGAGGGCGACGAGCAGCACCGCCAGATCCAGCCCGGCGAGCACCGCATGGACCGACCGGCGGGTGACCAGTCGGGCTCGAAGCGCGTCACCATCGTCGAGGCCCAGTGGTGGGAGCGCCGCCGCGTCGCCGTGGTGTTCGATCCGACGACGGGCCAGCCGACCGAGATGGAGCCGGCGAAGGCCGCCGTGCTCGCGCGCCGGGCCGAGATGATCGGCATGCCGGTGCAGATCTTCCATCAGGTGAAGCGGGTCTACCGCCGCGCCTTCCTTGGCGCCGTGCTGCTCGAGGAAGGGCCCGCCCCGGCCGGCGACCGCTTCTCCTACGCCTGCCTGACCGGCGACCGCGACCACAACAAGGGGACGTGGTTCGGCATCGTGCGGGCCATGAAGGACCCGCAGCGCTACGCCAACAAGTGGCTGAGCCAGACCCTGGACATGCTGAACCGCCAGACGAAGGGCGGCTATCTCCTCGAGGCCGGCGCGGTGAAGAACCAAGCCGAGTTCGAGCGATCGATGGCGAAGCCCGGCGGCAGCACCTTCGTGCAGGACGGCGCCCTGACCAGCGGGCGCATCAAGGAAAAGGGCCTGCCTCAGATCCCGGCGGGCCATTACGCCCTGATGGAGTTCGCCCTGCAGTCGATCCGGGACACCTCGGGCGTGAACCTGGAGCTGCTCGGCCAGCGCCAAACCGAACAGGCCGGCGTTCTAGAATATCAGCGCAAACAGGCGGCCATGACGATCCTGGCCACGCTGTTCGACGCGCTACGCCGGGCCCGCAAGCACATCGGCCGCGTGCGCCTCTTCTTCATCCAGTCGTACCTCTCGGACGGGCGTCTGATCCGCATCGTGGGCGACCAGGGCGCCAAGGTCGTGCCGCTGGTCCGCGACCAGACGATCGGCGACTTCGATGTGGTGATCGACGACGCCCCGGCCTCGCCGAACCAGAAGGAGGTCGTGTGGGCGACCTTCACCAGCGTCCTGCCGATCATCAAGGATATGATCACGCCGCAGGTCCTGCTCGAGATCCTGCCGTACAGCCCGTTCCCGGCGTCCTTCGTCGCCAAGATGCGCGACCTCCTCGCCCAGGCCGGGGACAGCCCCGAGCAGCAGCAGCAGAAGCAGATCGCGATGCAGACGGCCCTCGCGAAGATCGAGGACCTCGCGGCCGGCGCCGACCTGAAGAAGGCCAAGGCCGAGCAGGCGCGCGGCCAGGCCGCCAACGACCAGATCGACGGATTCGCGCAGGTGGCGGCGCTCGCCGCGCCTCCGCCCGCACAGGCCGGCTTCGCCGCCTAACCCGAGAGCACAGCATGACAGTCGAGAAGAGCGCGGTCCGCGAGGGCACGCGGTGGGATTTCTGCGGCCAAGTCGTTGTCGTCGACGAGGTCACCCCGCGGTCGATCATCCACCGGGAAGAGCACGGCTTCGGAGATGCGAAGGTCACGTCGATCGAGCAGTTCCTGAGCCGTGCGTCCGATCCCGGCGTCGCGATGCATGCACGCCTGCTCGACGGTCTGCGTCACGCCAGCCACGACCTTCCGACCAAGGGCCCGACTGGGCAGCTTTTGGAGCTGCTGCGCGACGCCGTCTTCTATCAACTTGAGCGGATGCCGCCTGGGATTCCGGTCTATCGGGCGCCAGAGCCCGTGAACCCCAAGGCCAAGCCTGCCCCCGCCATCGTCGAGGTCGAGGCGGTGAGCGCGAAGCCGGACGAGCCCTGCGATTACGCCGTCGCGATACCCGCGATGGAGCCCCTTCCCGAGGACGAGCCGCGCTTCGGCAAGAAGCGCCGCTTCTCCGGCCTCTGAGCCGTCTGACCCCTTCCGCACGGCCGGCGCGTCAGATCGGCCTTCGTCCCATCACGTCACGAGGATACCCATGAACGACTTCGCTTCCGGCGACAGCGGCGACACCTTCACGGCCGAAGAGCAGGCCGCCCTCGACGCCTACGAGCGCGGCGATGATGCCGGCGCGGGCTCGCTGGAACTGACCGCTGGCGGCGCCGAGCCCCCGGCCGGTGGCGCCGCCGCTCCGGAGCCCGCCGCTGCCGCTGGCACCCCGGCTGGCGAGGCTGCCGCGCCCGGCGAGGTCGTGGATCCCGAGAACGAGACCGGCTCGGCCGACGAGAACAAGGGCAAGTTCGTCCGCCATGGCGCGTTCCACCAGGAGCGTGAGCGCCGCAAGGCGGTCGAGAAGGAGCTGACCGAGCTCCGGGAGAAGTTCACCCGCGGCGACGAGCGCATGCGCCTTCTGACCGAGGCCATGCAGCGGCAGGCCACGCCGGCGGCACCTGCGGCCGCGGCCCAGGCCGCCCAGCCGACCGAGCCGCCGAAGCGGATCGACCCGAACGAGGACATCTTCGGCGCCTACCGGCAGCTCCAGGAGGACTTCGAGGCGCTGCGGACTGGCCAGACCCAGCAGAGCGAGACGCTGAAGCGTCAGGAGGAGGCCCGTCAGGAGGAGGCCGCGCGCGAGCAGACCCTGACCGCCTACCGCGCGGACATCCAGAACACCGTCCGGTCGGACGCGACCTTCGTGGATGCCTATCGGCACCTGATCGACGGCCGCGTGAGCGAGATGAAGCTCCTCGGCTACTCGGATGCCGACGCGATCAAGGCGGTGAACGACGAGGAGTTCAGCCTCGTCCAGTCCGCGCTCTCCCGCGGGCAGTCGCCGGCCTCCCTGGTGCTGCAGCTCGCCAAGAGCCGCGGCTTCGTGGCGAAGGCGCCCGAGCCGGCTCCCGCGCCCACGCTCGCCGAGACCCCGGTCGAGAAGGCCGCGCGCACCGCCGCCGGCCAGGCCGGCCCGGGTCGCTCCCTGTCGGCCGCGGGCGGCGCCCCGGCCGGTGAGATCACGGCTACGATGCTGGCGGAGATGAGCGAGGCCGACTTCGAGAAGCTCGTCGCCTCGAACCCCCAGCGCGTCCGCGCCCTGATGGGCGGCTGATCAGGCAGCCCATTCGCCGACCTCCTTCCACCCGAAACCCTGCCCAACGGAGCCGCACGATGCGTCTTGTCCGATCCCTGGCGCTTGCCGCCGTCATGTCGAGCGCCCTTGCTGCCGTCCCTGCGGTCGCCCAGGTCTCGACCGCCTATCGCTCGGCCGCGCCGATCACGCCGGGCACGCCCGTCAGCTCGGGCGATGCCGTCGCGCTCGCCTGCTCGGCAGCCGGCACCCTGCGCCTCGTGATGCACGACGGCAGCTTTCTCGACTTCTACGCGCAGCAGGGCACGGCGATCGTCGACAACCTGGCCGTGCGGGATGTGAACGCGGCGGCCACCACGGCCACCTGCACCGTTTCCGTGCTGCGTCGGAGCTGATCCGTGCCGCAGCGCTTCCCCTTCGCGACGTTCGGGGGCGGAGGGCGGCGGCTGTCTCCGTTCCCACCCGGGGCTGGTGGCGGGGCGCCGCCGAGCATCTTCGCCGCCTCGGCCAACAAGCTGCTCGCGGCCTACAATGCCCGCTATCCGATCGTCGTCGCGAGCAATCCGCCGACCGTCACCATCTCCGGCCCGCAGGACGTGTCGCCGGTCAGCGGGCGCACCCTGGCGCAGGGCGGCGCGACGGCGACGGCCGACGTGCCCAACGGCTACAGCGACCCGCTGACGCCGGGCAGCACGTGGATCGTCACGAACAAGGCCGGCACGGGTCGGACCTTTGCGCCCGGATCGTCCAAGCGGTTCTCGTATGGCGGCCGCGACTTCGACTTCAAGCTGGCCTCGATCGACGGAGACCCGGCGGTCGGCGCGGGTGTCCGGTTCCGCTACTCCGAGGACGGCGGCCTCACCTTCAAGTGGGCCTCGGCCTCCGAGGTCACCCGCGTCCCGATCACGGCCGCGTTCACGGGGTCGATCTCCGGCACCACGCTCACCGTCGATGCCTGGATAAACCCCGGCTCGCAGAAGATCGTCATCGGCGGCCCGCTGGCGGGCTCGGGCGTCACCGCCGGCACGACCATCGTCAGCCAGCTTTCCGGCCCGGCCGGCGGCCTCGGCACCTATCAGGTCAGCACCTCGCAGACCGTGGCGTCGGGCGCGTCGATGTCCTCGACGCCGTCCTACTGGATCACCGTCGATTTCGGCACGGCCGCCCCGCGCATCATCGAGGTGATCGGCGGCTGGCAGCTCGTCCAGATCTACGGCTTCAACTTCCGCAACGGGTATCCGATCGCAGCGGCGCCGAACTCGGCCCCGCGGATCATGGTCTTCGGCGATAGCTGGGTCTTCGGCCAGGGCGCCAGCGAGGCGAGCAAGGCGCAGAGCCGCCTCATCGGCGAGAAGATCAACGTCCTTGATGTCTCCAATCATGGCCTCAGGACGAACGGCTTCGCCAACGACCAGGGCGGCGTCCAGAGCTTCTTCCACGAGCGCATCTCGTTCGCGGAGGGGACGAACGAAGGCACGCTCGACGCCATCGTGATGATGGGCAGCATCAACGACGGGGGGAAGTTCGGCTCGCCGGCGGCCATCGCAGCTTCGCAGGAACTCGTCCGGCTCGCCTTCGCCAAGATGCGGGCGGCCCAGCCCACGGCGCTGATCGTGTTCCCCTACGGCGCTTCTCCGCCGCAATATGCCGAGATCCCGGCCCAGTATGCAGCCTACGCCGCAGCCTTCGATGCGGTCTTCGGCTCTGATGCGGCAACCCGGACGGCGAACGGCGCCCGCCGCATCGACCTCTCGAACGTCTCAGGCATCGGCCTCTTCCCGCGCGGCGCCGTGAGCCTCGGTGGGTTCTTCCCCGGCCGCGCCGGCATCGACGGCAATCCGGACAACGACCACCCCGGCAACACGGGGCACGATGCCATCGCGGCGATCGCGGCGTCCACACTCACCAGCCTGGTGTCAGACCTCGCCAGCGGTACGGCGCCCAGCAAGTCCCGCCTCGCCTCCGAGGGCGGCACCATCCTCACAACCGAGAGCGGCGTGCCGCTCACCGTGGAGTAGCCTTCATGTTCCGTCGTCTCTCCGCCGCGCTCGTCGCGCTGGCGCTGTCCATCACGATCGTGGCCGCGCAGACCGCGCCCATCTCGGGCCTGCCGGCGGCGACCGCGCCGACCGGCACCGAGCTCGTCCCGCTGGTCCAAGGCGGCGTGACGAAGCAGAGCGCGATCTCGGCCCTGATCTCGGGGCTGCCCGCGTTCACCTCCTCGGCGAAGGGGGTGGTGCCGCCCGGCGGCTCCTCGACCACCTATCTGCGCGGTGACGGCGCCTGGGCCACGCCCGCGGGCGGCGGCGGCGGTGGCGTGGCCCTGCATCCCGGCTATCGCTCCGGCGAGTATTACCGGGTCACCCCTTCGGCCGGCACCTCGAACTTCCAGGTGCAGTCCGGGCGCATCTACGCGGTCCCGTTCCAGGTCGGCTCGGCGAGCGGCACCGTCGCCTCCTCGCTCGGCCTGCAGGTCGGCACGGCCGGCGCCGCCGGGAGCACGGCCCTCGTCGGAGTCTACAGCAACTCGAGCGGTCGCCCCGGCACGCTTCTCGGCTCCGTGACGGTGGCGACGGATGCGGCGGGCGCGGTGATCACCACGGCGCTCGGCAGCGCGCTCAACCTCGCAGCCGGCCCCTACTGGGCCGTGACGCTTTTCAGCGGCACCCCGACAGTCCAGGCGTCCGGCTTCGGCGACAATTACCTCGCCGGGTTCGTGGGCGGTGGCGGGACCGCAGGCTCGGCGTCCGCGGCTTCAGCCGGCCTCTACTACGACAGCGCCTATTCCAGCGGCCTGCCGGGCACCTTCCCGACCAGCGGCTACACGATGTCGGGCGGCAGTCAGGTCCCGATCCCGTACTTCCGTCCGCAGTAGCCTCTTGACCCGACGGGCGAACCTGCCCCAAGGACTATCCGTCGCGAGACGTGCGGGCGCCGCCCCGTCTCCCGGCTCTCACCAGCTTCGATCGGTCCGGCACCCGCATCCTGCGATCTCGCGGGGCGCTCGCGCCTGCCCGGTCGTTTTCGCCTGATCGCACGTCACGCGATCCGCACAGCCGCGTCAGAGCCTCCGTCCGCGCCACGCACGGCGCCCGTCCGATCACCGTCCCCAACGGTCACCTGGGGCCCGGCTTCCGTCCGCGGCGCGACGCACGCCCGCACGCACCCCTCCCCACGGAATCCAGCCCTCAGAGGCAACCCCCATGTCCTACACCGCCTACGGCGCGAACGACGCCATGGCCGTGAAGCTCTGGTCGAAGAAGCTCGCGGTCGAAGCCAACAAGTCCATCGACATTGATCCCCTCATCGGCGAGGGCGACGGCTCGGTCATCCAGGAAAAGACCGAGATGAAGAAGGGCAACGGTGACCAGGTCACCTTCGGCCTTCGCATGCAGCTCAAGGGCAGCGGCTTCTCGTCCTCGGACGTCGCCGAGGGCAACGGCGAGCAGCTCGGCACCAACTCTGACAAGGTCACCATCGACGAGCTCGGCCACGTCGTCGGCGTGAAGTCCGAGAACACGATCGACCAGCAGCGCGTCCCCTTCAACCTGCGCGAGCAGGCCCGCTCCGGCCTCGCCGACTGGTTCCAGACCCGCAAGACGGTGTGCTTCTTCAACCACGTCTGCGGCTTCACCCCGGCGAACCAGGGCGCCAACGCCAAGAAGTTCACCGCCAACAACGTCGTGACCGCCCCCTCGGCCGGCCGCATCTTCCGCCCGAACGGTCGCGCCAACGACGCCGCGCTCGTCGCTGGCGACATCATGACCCTCGACCTGATCGACAAGGCGGTCGAGCTGGCGAAGACCGGCGGCCAGGGCAAGAAGGTGATGATCCGCCCCGTCGTGGTGAAGGGGAAGAAGTACTACATCCTCTACCTCGCCTCGGAGCAGATCACCTC